AGAAATTGAATAGATCTGGAGTAGTCTGCACAGTCGCTCATCAGACCACCAACGCGGATTACACCACTTGGGCGAAAGCCAGCAGGGAGGTTGAACAAAGGTGTGCCAAACTCAGTTTTAGTCCCTGAGCAAGTGCCATAAAGGTGGACGTAGCCGAATTGATCCTTGTAGTAGCAAACCCCTTTGACTTCACCTGCTTGTACGTACCAACCATTCAAAAACGTAGGCGTGTACTGCCCCGCGGGTTCGCCTTTCAGGGCGTATGCTCGAAGATCATTTACACTTGGGGCCCCAACATGTTTGGCCATCAGTATTACATCCCCGGTCTTACCATTGACGGATGTTACACCAAATTTCCCTCCCCCTTGATCTTTCATCTTCTCCAGCCATTCTTTCCACTCTTTTTCAAAGTCTGCTGTACGGCTTTCAAACCATTTCTGGAATTGGTTGAAAATCGTAGTCGTGTCGGCTTGTATAAGAGAGTTCACAATGCCACAAACGGTTTTGTTGAGCCTCTCGTCTGTGATTTGATAGGCTTCGATATAAGATTTACCTTTTACAATCTTTACTTGTGCTAGACTGATTTCAAACACGTTATCGTTACGTGTTAATGCAGGAGGGCTGGGAGTAGTCGAGGGTGTCCCTTCTTTTACAAAAGCCCTTACGTATCGATGATCTAGACGTTTGTCCAACCTTACTACGACTCGGTCAATGCGGTCTAGCGTGGCATGTGGATAAGGGTGCTGTAGATTTAGCTTCGTATCCTTGACGGCATACAAGTACCCCTGTAACCAGGCATAGCCCGGTTGAATATACGTTTCCATGTTTTTGCCCGTACTTTCTACCTTAAGATTTGTTCCGCCGTTAAATATGCCGTCACTAAGGACTTGCCTGAAATATTCCGCAAATTCGTCTGCCGTGTAGAGTCGCTCGTCCGTATCCGTCGAGTCAAAAAATCTGTAGGTTTCTGCCAAGCTTATCAACTCCTTAATTTTTGTCTAACTGCTTCCGCAAGTGTAGGAATACTGTTGCCGAAAATCACATCAACACGAATACCCCCAGGTTCGTAAACCTCTACAGCTTCTGTGATTCTTGTATTCATTGTCAGTCCCCACTGGCGATTTAGCACAGTTACGACATCCCCTAAGTCGTAGTCCTTACGATAGGTTAGATTAGATTTTGTAAGTATCTTGGCTTCGAGGGATGCTACCCTTTTTACTTCGGATAGTTTTTCTTGTCCCCGATCCGCCAGCATTTTCCTGATTTGTTCTTCTGAGAGAGGTTCTGAGCCCTCCTCTTGAGTCCCAACGTCTCTGGCATCCACAAACATTTCATGCCTATTTAGACCTGTTGATGTACCTACCGTAACGATTTTTCGATCTTCTCCCTCACCCTGCCCTGCGACCACAGCTATGTTTTTATGTCCAATTGCACTACTTATATAGCTTTGGCTTTCGATGTTATCGTAGTCCGTGGAAAAAATAGCAGGAGGGCGTATATCCTGATCCGCCGTTAGGTTTCGTCCGGTAAGCATGTCAAACACATACCATCGATTTTCGATATCTAACGACACCTCCCAACCCATTTGAGACATCAAGCTCAGTTTCTCCACTTCTTCGGCCAGTGGTTTATATCTGGTCTGAAACTGGATTTTCTCCCCGCGTCCTTGGTCAGGCGCACAAATGAAACCTGGGATACTACGTTCTCGGTCAACTGAATTTATACAATTATGTTTTACTATTTGCTTTACAATGGTTTCGATGGGCGCGTTCATATAGTCATAGGCTTTTCCTTCGGGCGGGTACGTGATACGCCTCCCGATTAGATTAGCCAGCATACTACCCTTAATGATGAGTTCCTCTTCTCCATCTTCACCCATCGTAATTTCCCGATACTTAATCATGGCCGCCTCTTGCGGGCGACTAGCTTTAAATAGGATCACGTCTTCTTGGAGCTTATCTGCATTTTGCATGAAAGGATGTATATGCAATTCGACCTCACCGGGTCTGTGCCAGCGCCTGATCCATTGCAGAGATGTATAAGCATCTACTTCACCCAAAAGATTAAAATCCGTGTCGATGAGTCTGATAGGCTCCATCCTTACACCCCCACGTATCGGTTTTTATAGCTGACGATCACTTTTGTTTTGCTACTATCATTTCCGCTGTTATACTCCAGTATGTTTTTTCCAACCACCAGTTGAAAAAATGAGCTGGCGAGATCGATGTAGTGGAACGCATTCTCCACCCTACCGCTTGCGCGAACAATTTCGACTCTTTTCTTTCCAAATGTAGTGTCAATATGAAGAATGTCATTCTCACTTAAATCCCGTTTAACCCGAATGAATTGCCCCGTGGTTCGGTTATACACGGTGGGATTCTGAGCTGGCCCTCTAAATTCGATGCTCACGGGCGTTTCTACGTCCCCAGTATTCTCAACGCCGCGCTGAAACGACCGTTTAGAAAATGACACGGGCAGCCGAAGGGAAAACTTATAGCCTCCCATGACATAGCTCATCTGACGGCTTGTTGGATTCACATCTGACCAGTAAGGATTGTGAGCAATGAGGGGGATAGAAATCCGGCGTACTTTAGGCGTTTTTTTATCGTAACCTGAAAGAAAGATAGGAGAACCGTCAGGAACTGGTTGAATAGCCCTTTGTCCTCCAGCAGATGCGTATACTAACTTTCCTTCACCTAATTTTGGATTAAAAATTTGATTTAATGTTCTCTCCAGTTCCAACCGCTGCTTACTGTCTTTCGAGACAATCAATAATTCCATTTTGAGTTCTCGCGGTTCAAGGTAATTATCAATATAGATTTCCCCATCCTGGTTAGCAGACTTTCCGGTCTGAAAGTTCGTGGTTGCGCGTCCCGGGTCAAAATCAATCAGCTTGAATGGGGATTTGTCAATGTTAATGCTCTGACCGCGAGAATTTGTAAAAGTGATCATGTGACAAACCCCCATTCTAAGCCTTGTCTTTGTTGAGCCCGGCGTAGTTTTCGTCCCATTTCAGCGGGTGAAGTGCTATCCGTATAGATGTTTATGTTGGCAGTATACCCACCACTAGAAACGCCGCGTGCCTTTTCTCCGGCAGATAGAGGCGTGACTCTCACACTGCTTCCACTCTTTTCAATGAGTTCCGGACCAGCTTCCCCGACTATGGCAGACCCAGATCCAAATACATTACCGCCTTTTGCAAGCATGGGAATATGGGGAATGATCGGTGCGTCTACCCCGGGAATTTTGTTTAATAGCTCAGCCGGCAGGTTAAAGCCATCGATAAACTTGTTGATAATCCAAATAATCCCGTTTAGTACGGCCTTGATCCCTGTTTTAATGCCTTCCCACACATCCAGTACAATTCCTTTCATCCCTTCAAAAGCGCTGGTTACTTTTTCTGTAATGGCCTTAACTGGCTCAATAATGACGCTTTTCATGCCGTTCCATACAGCACTTGCTGCCGATTTAATCCCATCCCAAACGCTTTGCAGAACACTTTTGATCCCGTTCCAAACGGAACTGCTGACCGTTTTAATGGTGTTCCAAACGGATGAAATAAAGTCCCCTATGCCTTGGAAGACGGGGGTAGCAATGGATACGATACCGTTCCACAGACCCACCAGAAAACTTTTAATGCCATTCCAGACGGCAGCACTCACGGTTTTGATGGTATTCCACACGGAACCGATAAAATCGCCGATGGCCTGAAAGATAGGAGTTGCAACGGAAACGATGCCGTTCCACAGACCTACTAAAAAGCTCTTAATTGCATTCCATACCGTGCTGCTCACCTCTTTAATGGTGTTCCAAACGGAGCCAATAAAATCGCCTATAGCTTCAAAAACGGGGGTCGCAACATACATAAGAGCGTCCCAGATTGCTTTTAAATACTGGGTAATATATCCCCAAACGGCACTGGTTACCGTAGAAATAACATCCCAAACCCCTTGGATAATCGATCCAATCGTCTCAAAGATAGGGGTCACAAACTCGACGATCCCGTTCCAAATCCCCACCAAGAAATCCTTGATGGCATTCCAGACCGCGCTGGTGGTATCGGAGATAGACTGCCAGGCCGCTAAGCAAGTGTCCACAATGCCGTTCCACAGGCCCACGAAAAAATCTTTGATACTATTCCACACCTCGCTGGTGGTATCCGAGATAGACTGCCAGGCAGCGGAACATGCTGATTTGATGCTTTCCCACGCCTCGGACAGGTACGATACGATGGAATTCCACAAATTAATAAAAAACTCTTTGATGCTATCCCAATTCATGATGATGGCGATCACGCCAGCGATGGCGGCTATGATAAGGCCAACAGGGCCCAAAAGCCCTAAAAATGAGCGACTCAGTAGGGCAAGACCTGCTTTCATGACTCCCATCACCTTTGTAGCGGTGCCCAATATGAGGAGTAACGGACCAATAGCGGCGGCAACTGCTGCAATGATGCTGATTGTTTTTTGCATTTCTGGAGAAAGCCCTTGAAACCATTTCAACACTTCGGTGACTTTTTTGACAATGGCTTCTAGAGCAGGCTTCAACTTATCATAGATGATCAAAGCCACACTCTCAAAAGTAGAGGCCATCTCCTTGACTGAACCTTGTAGGTTTTGAGTCATCGTATCGGACATCTGTTTGGCTGTTCCATCAGATTGCTCCAGGTTCGTTGTCATGGTTTGAAGTTGGTCAGAGCCTCTACCAAGCAAGATAGCCCAGTGTTTGTAAGCTTCTGCGCCAAATAGCGTGGAAAGCGTCGCTGATTTTTGCTGATCGGTCATCCCCTGGGTACCCTTTTCGATTTCTGCAATGAGATCCGGCATGCTTTTCATCTTCCCTTGCGCATCAAAAAACGAAATCCCTGTAGCCTTCATGACTTTTTCCATTTCAGCGGTCGGCTTCGCCAGTCGTGTTAAGGAGGAGGCAAAAGCCTGCCCGGCAATAGACCCTTTGAGTCCTGCGTCTGCCAAAAACATCATCGCTGCCGAAGACTCCTCTAACGACCAGCCGAATTGGTTAGCGACAGGCGCAAGGTATTTCATCCCTTCCCCGAGCATTTCTACTGTTGTATTGGAATTTGACGAGGCATACGCAAACACGTCTGCCGCGTGCGTGGCCCGATCCGCGGACATGCCAAAGGCTTGCATGGTATCTGAGGTGATATCTGCTGCTGTTCCTAACTCCAATGCACCAGCAGCCGCTAAATCTAACATCCCGGGCATGGCCGATATGATATCTTGTGCATTCCAACCGGCTAATCCTAAGTATTTCATGCCTTCTGCGGCTTCTGAGGCACTAAAAACAGTCGTAGCCCCTAATTCCTTTGCCGTTTCTTGCAGATCATCAAAGTCTTTTCCCGTCGCTCCTGTGATGGCTTTTACGGTGGACATGGCCGCCTCAAAATCCATGCCCATTTTGATCGAGGCGGTCGCAAGACCTACGACCGGAACCGTTAAACCGGCAGTTAGTGCCTTTCCAACACCCGTAAACTTTTTTCCTATCGTCTCCGTATCTTTGGTCAGCTTTTTCATTTCCTTATCAAAGCTTCGGATGTCCGCCCCGATTTTCACAATTAACGCCATTTCATTTCTTCACCCCACTTTCTGGGCATAAAAAATAGGCGTACA